AGTTTAATTTGAGAGACGTCATAAATTGGATTCTCTAAAGTGACAACGTAGTTATTCGCATGTGAATATAAATTCGTCTGTCGTTCACTACTATCGATAGAGAGGTTATAGACCTTCATTAAAATAGGAGTACAATATTTTAATGAGTGTTTTTGTCCGATTGCTACGAAGACATTTACTGATATATTCCATGCGCGAGAGGGTTGTTCTGGAGCTGCCGCTTGGCGATGTCTAAATCGCATGCATTTGGATTCACATTACCCTTGTAGGCGTTGAACTGGTGAAACGTCTTCTGTTGATATTGTTGAGTCCAACCACCGTTGGGAGCAGCTACGCGACCATCAACACGAGTCGTATCAGAACGAACCGTGGTTAGAGCGCCACCTTGTTTTAATGGACTTTCACGGACATTCATACGCCCAGCATTGCCCATCCTATTGGGCTTACCACGACGATCATCGGGACGGAAACCATACTTCATGAGCTCCTCGTTGGTCTTCGCAGTCACCTTGGCAGCAGCACTGTTTGTGTAACCACCCTGGAAGTTGGTAATACCTGGTGCTGGTTGGTTGTAGTAGTTGTACTGTGAATCGTTGCGATCACTCTTGAATCGAGTAGGATCTTGAGACATTGTCTGAGCAGATACGAATCGCTTGGCGCCATTGAATCCGAGGCCATCGTTACGAAGACCGGTTTCCGAACGGTTTGTTGTACGTTTAGTTCGTTCATGTTCGTTTCGTGGAACTACACCAGACATACCTTGAGCCCGGCCTGCCATCGTGGGTAAGCGGGTAGGAAGAAATGCGGTTGTATCTGGCTTGTTGTGGGTCAGTTCCCCGACAACAGCAGACCTACCACCAGTGATATCACCCGCAGGACCAGTTCTTCCAGGGAGGGTGGTTAACCTATACTCACCAACATTGACTGGATTCACCCTGAACATTTGCTGGTACCCACCAACCGCGGGTACATCAGCACTTACACCGAGACCCGGACCAACAAGTTGTTTCTCGACGGGTGATAAGTTGTTCATACGTCCCTGGTCATAGAGACGATTTCGCATGTTGAGAACTTCCTGACCACCACTTCGCTGTTGCATCGTGATGTCGGCGAAACTTTCCATCTCCCTCTTTTGGGGTACTCCAATCATAGGACTAAAATCATTGTTTTCGACTTCTACTTCTACCATGGGACCTTTGGCTACCGGTTGTTGAACCTCACCCACAGGGGGTGGAGCAACAGACTTAGTACTCAAAGTTCGACCAGCATATATTAAACCGGCAACAGCCATGAGCGAAATGGGATCAGCCATTCTTACTTGTTACCCACATTTTTATTAGCGTACCTTTGCTGAAAGAGACCATTCTGAAGCTCCGCACGGGTGCTCGTTGGTTCGTAACTCAAAGTACGGAGAGGAACTTTACATTCCATGTTGGACAAAGGGAACAGACGACGCTCATAAGTTTGGACTATGTTCTTGTTAAAACGGGAAGTGGATTGCGGACGGAGTTGATCACTTGTATCGATGTATTGGGCTGGGGAACCCTTACCCGCCATATAAGGGGCAGTACCATAAAGCATTGTGTTTGGTCGGCAGCTACCACAGTTGATACTACTGGGCTGGGGATACACAAAAATTTCATCAGTCGCCTTTACAGGGGGGAGAGCACCGGCATTTTGAACTCTAGAAAGTCCTGGTTGAAGCTGATACGCCATTTATTATTACATGAGAATATTTATCTACTCTACCTCGCAAACATACCAGATCGCTTATCTCCATTGGTTCCCAAACCTGAAAATGCCTCGAGCTGAACGCCACGGGCGTTTGGATCGCAATATCTAGTATCACTCCTGCATAGAGGTCCATTTTTGGGACCGTATAACCATTCAGCGAATGCCGTTTGATCCCCTGGAATTTTAGAAACGGGGTTAGTCACAAATTGACGATCTACGGCGTTTCGCATGTACTTGGGAAGGGGAGAACGCGACCTTCCACCATCCACAGGAAGATTACCACTCGTGTATTTGTTTGTATAAGACTTTACAGTTGGATAGTAACACGCCTCCAGTCTATTAGGGGCATCCGTAAAATCGGTGATAAGAACGTTAGCCATTGGATTTTCCTCAGTTGGAACCTGACAAGGCTTTTCACCATCTGTGGTATAACCCATCGTGGCTGTCACCATCTTGGACTTATAAAGAACATATATGACAGAGAGAACAGTTGCACCTAATACGAAAATCCTCGGATCACGACGAATGAGGTAAATCATACAACTGGCGTAAATAACAAAACGAGAAGCAGCGTTTATACGGTCTTCTGGTGTTTGCTCACTCGTTGGCCAAAATTGAGAAATTTTATCGGCTCTGAACAGTTGTTGAGGATCCTCGAACCAAACTTTCATTTAGTATAGGTTGAGGTTTATTTTTTAGGGAGACTGCCAAGCATATTACCCATCATTTTCATTAGAGCGTCCTGATTGAGTTCCCCATCTCCATCCTGCATCTTGTCAGCACAATCCTTCGCAATACCCTCGATCATCTTCAACGTGTCGTCTGGAATCGAAGTAATAGTAGTACCGAGCATGTAGAGGGTCTGGAGGTATTGCCATGTCGCAGCCTTCGTATTGGTTGTCATTCTCTCCCAATAGGACTTAATGTTGAGATCCTTGAGGAAATCGATCGAATCAATCTCCTTGAGAAGGAATGACTCATCCTTGGAGGAAATCTTGTCAGCGTATGGGGAAACACCCTTCATGAAAGCATCCACAACTAGACGCGGATTGGAGGACTTCAGTACGTCAAAGGAAGTCATCATCTTTTTTATGCCCTTTTCATCTGGAAAAGTCTTGTGCAATTCCACAAGAAATTGACCCATCATGTCGTTAAACGCGTTAACAGACGCCATTTTCTTATTACATACATTTAATCTTTAAGTTTAGAAAGGTTCCGACGATATAGTCTCTTTCTGTCCAATACCACCAGATACAATGAAAAACACGAGAATCGCATTGAGGACGGCGGGTTTAGTGTATTTATTAAGTTCCAACTTACCCTCGTTATTGAGGTGAGCCTTTAGATGAATATAGCCCGCGGTGATACCAGCCGCGATGAGAGCAGCGCTCACGGGGTCCCTAAGATAGTCGGATAGTTCCATTTAATTATAGCCAACTTTTTTTGTACGCTGTTCCGGTGCGTCCCCAAAGAAAACATCATCCCCTTCATCGCCTGGTTCTGGTCCCTGTGCTGGTGCTGGTGCTGGTGCTGGTTCTGGTTCTGGGTTGGGGGCTTCAACACCCGGTACGGTTTTGAATTCATTCTCGAGACCAGTGGGTTCGGGATCTGGACCCAACTCTGGCTCCATTAGGGGCTCCGGTTCCATCTCTGGTTCTGGTTCTGGTTCTGGTTCTGGTTCTGGGAAAGTGTTCTCTTCATCTTCAAGTACGTCAGGATCAATACCATCCTGAATATTACCATCTAGAGATATGTCTCTAGTTTCCTGAGACATATATGTTTGAAGAATCTGCTGCACGGGAATGAGCTCCTTCACTGTATTCTCTATACAGAGTGAGAAACGAACAGTCAATTTTTCGTCCCTTAAGTACTCACTCTGCTCTTCGCTGAAAATATAAGGGTCCTTATAAATATCCTTGGCGATGTTGTTATAGCACGTTTGAATGAAAACCTCGGTAGTGGGTAGTTTGAGAGAAATCTTCTTATTATCAGCCTTGAGACGAACGGCTGACAGAATCTTCGTACAAGCGACGAATACAGCTGCTAGTAAATCACTAAACCATGCACACCTATTGGCAATGTTATCCGAATGATTTTTCGACATCGCATTGGACCAATTGGGAACTTCTTTGAGTAACTTCTGAAACATTATGAGAACTTTACGTCCCTTGGATAGAGTCACGGCTTCGTTATACATGTCCTGAAAGACTTCAATCATAGCTGGGCACATGATGAGGCACATCTGCCCCAGATATTCACGTTTAGCCTCCACCAATATGTTGAGATTGTCCATTTATGATTAAAGTGGTTTTTAAAATAGGATTTTACTACGCACCCCCCCTGTACCTATTCGCAATCTTCTTGAGGTTCATAAGATTTGGGAAATCGGTATCATCATTTTCATGTTGCCTTCTCTCTTTTTTCTTTTTGGGAACAATCCAAGAGACATATATATCGAACTCGTTTATAAGTTGAACAGTAAATCCACCCAGTATAAACTGTCTGCTTATATATCTCGCAGCCAAAGCTCTATCAAATGCTGGATACCCCAATAAAAAGCGTGGAATAGTCAGAAAAATTTGTTTATGACCAAGTTCCACTGATTGTTTAATCTTAGAGGAAAACTGTTCGTATATTTTCAGGTAAATTTCCTTTCGTATTTGTTTTCTCCTCTCGTCGATTTTATTCACATCATCGATGCTTATCATTACAATTACTCCGACTTATTTTTTATTGAATCCAACTCAGCCTTCGTGGGAATAGCTGCCTCATTTACAAGCTTGTAATCAAGAAATTCTTTACCAGGAGATCCCTCTGAAAATGCGCTAATGTCCCCTGGTACCTCTGTATCTATAGGCTGAGACCGGAGGGACACGAGGGTTATCTTATTATTCTCAACTTCATAGGATGCAACAACAGAAAACCCAAACGAGAAACCACCTCGCTTAACCACCATGAACATACATTCGTATATATCTTTGTCACCACCCTTGTAATGAGCAACGGATGTCGTTTCGATGATGTAGGTACAGAGACCGGTACGTTTAGATATCTCCTTGTTGGCTTGGAGCACAAACTCTTGCATCGCATCATTATCAACACTAGCCTCAACCTTAGTATATTTAGAAAGGTCTGGTCTGGGATCATCAAGTTTCACAACACCAGTTGGTTTTGTGTAGCCTGATAATCCGAATGCTTCGGTAAAAGATTCTCGAGAAGTCATCATGAAAATCACCACCATGAGAA